AGGCCGCGCGCGCAGACCTTCTTCAGCTCTTCCACATTGTATACAAGACCGCCTCCGGTACCGCCCATCGTGTAAGCCGGACGGAGCACAACCGGATATCCGAGCCGGTCTGCAATCTCCAGCGCCTCCTCTACCGAGTAGGCTACCTGGCTCTGCGCCATCTCAATGCCCAGACTTTCCATCGTCTTCTTGAACTCAATCCGGTCCTCGCCGCGCTCAATCGCATCCACCTGAACGCCGATTACTTTTACATTGTACTTGTCCAGCACACCGGTCTTTGCCAGCTCAGAACAAAGATTAAGACCGGACTGTCCGCCAAGATTTGGCAATAACGCGTCTGGTCTCTCTTTTTCGATAATGCGCTCAATACGCTCTGCGTTGAGCGGCTCAATATAAGTAACGTCAGCAATTTCCGGATCCGTCATGATCGTCGCCGGATTTGAATTCACCAATACGATTTCATAACCAAGGCTCCTGAGGGCTTTACAGGCCTGGGTTCCGGAATAGTCAAATTCACACGCCTGACCGATAATGATCGGGCCTGAGCCGATAATCAATACCTTGTGGATGTCTGTTCTCTTTGGCATCGCTTTGTCCTCCTTCATGGTTTCGACACATTTTCACAAATTTTATCCCGCCTATTATACAGAGAAAAATGGGAAAAAGCAATACCTGTAATTAGAATTTTTAGATTCCAAGGGATGCAAGCACCTCATCTGTTATGGTTCCGGTAACTGTGAGGCCTTTTTCTGTCTGATATTTTTCAACCTGTCCCGCTGTGCCGCTTCCCGCAATTCCGTCCGGCGTACCACAATCATATCCTGCCGCATTCAATGCTTCCTGCACTTTCTTGACCGTTTCGGCGTCCGTGTAAGATTTCACAGGCTTTGTCGGAGTTTCTGCAAATTTACATCTGCTCAAAACCAGATACTGTCCCTCTGATACAGTAACATAATTCTGATTCTCAAAATTATCATTTGCAATAATATCATCCTGACGGCTGTCCGGATACACGCAATAATAACCGCTTGTTCCTGTTGCGGTCAGTTTATACTCGCCCGCCGGGATATGTGTTCCTACCTTGAACATCCCGCTGTCGCTCAGGGCAATATCCGGGTTTTCTTCCAACGGAACCGCATAACATCTTGAGAGTTCAAGATATTCTCCGTCCCGTATTGTAATAATGGAATTATATGCAAAATTCTCATTAAAAGTGATATCCTTCTGGTTACTATCAGAGGATACGCAAAAATACCCTTGATCGCTTTCTGCAAATACGACGTATTCACCTGCCGGAATATCAGTACCCACCTTGTAAAAATCAGCCGAATATCTTGTATGTTCTTTTGCTGTACCGGAAATTGCCTGCGATGTATCTGAAGCTTCTCCGCCGGATGTGCCAACTGTTTTTGTTGATTTCATGACATCCAAGAATGCATCAGAATTCACATCTAATATCAACGTAGTGGGAAATCCCATGATAAACATTCCGATTCCCTCTCCGGTATACATTACATTCGTCATCGTCGTTACATTTGTACCACTTACATCATAAGTAAACAATCTGGCATTTCCTGAATTTCCTTCAAAATTATAATAATCATTACTCATTTCCGTATAATCATCCATAGCCTCAAAAGACTCCATGGGCGCGTTTAACATCAATTTCTGTATAGAACTATCCATACCCGACATATCTAACTCCATCGGCATATAGGTAACTACCATACTGACCTTTCCGTCCGTATAAGTTTTAGACACGGTAGTATCTGCATCGCTTGTACTGACCACCCAATTATCAGGAACTTCATACACAAGATTCCCGATCGTCTCTGTTTTCACTTCCCCTGCCGCCAAGGCTACTACTGACAAAAATGCCGCACATACTGAAGCACCTAATAATTTGAAAATTCTGTTTTTTCTCACAACTCATCCCTCCATCATTTGTTTTCTTTCTATTCTAACATACATTTTCCACATTGCAAAATATTTTTATGTGTTTTAACTAATTTTTTTATAAAATTCCGATATTTATCGTACATTTTTTCGGCTTCGTATTTCTATTTTATAATTGCCTCAAATCCCGCCGCTTTCAATTCCTTCACCAGCTTCTCCGCGTTTTCCCGACTGCTGAAGCTTCCTGCCTGCACAAGGAACTGGCGGCAATCCTGCTGTACTGGATTTGTTTTATACCCAAAATACAGATGTCCCCAACGGTTATCCCTGGCATCCTTGCCAAGATACTCATATTGATTCAGTAAGTCCGCGCATTTCTGTCTGTCTATGTTTCCGGTGCCGTCAGAGTATTTTGTAAAACTGCGAAACTGCAAAATCTGGGCTTCCGGAAAACGCCTTTTTTCTTTGCAAAATACATCGTGCACCGCCCTGCACGCTTCCTCTGTGGTTTCCTGCCTGCCATAAGCTGCATAATTGCGCTGCATCACCTCCGTAACCGTCTGCCCGAATTGTCCGGACTTCCACATATCGTAAATACACTGTGCCACGCCAAGAAGCGCATCATAAGAATGAATCACCCCTGCTTCCCCGTATACCACTTTGCTGATTTCTTCAATACTGCTGTCGCTGACCACAATTCCCCGCACCTCTGAAGCCTCTGCCCCAATCAGAGCCTGGAAGCGGTTCCAGTCCTTTTTTGCCCGAATCTGTGACGGACAGTTCTTAGCGCAGACGTCATAATGCATTACCACATGGTCCGTACGGATTCCAAGCTCCCGCATAAGCTGCCGCGTAAGCGCAGCAGTATTCTGAAATGCTTTTTCATAGTCATATCCGGCATTTACACACATCTCAATACCAATACTGTTCCGGTTATTCACATTGCCAAACAATTTTCCTCCATAATCCACACCCACATGCCAGGCTCCGCGGCTGTGTGGCATTGTCTGGTATACGCTGCTGTCGTCCACGTAATAATGCGCGGACATTCCCGTAAAATTCCCGTTATGCTGTGCCCGGGCATGGGCTTTTGCATCTGCGGCTTTATGAAAATTATCCGTATTATGAATCACAATATACTTTGGATTATTATCCACATAGCTGTTCTGATTTGATATAAAATCTTTATTGATCTGCATGTCTGCTCCTCTCCGCTGCATATTCGCAGCACAAAAAGAGAGCGGTTTCCCGCCCTCTATTCTTCCAGCTCCGGCAGTCCGGCCACTGATGTCAGCAGTGACAGAATTCCTGCCAGCACTGCTGTAGACGCCACCATCCTCGCATCCACCTTACCGAGGACCGTCGCTGACCCGATCGCTGCCACGGCTGCCTGCGCCACGGTTCTTGCTGCCCGTATTCCCGCAGCCTGTCCCCATCTTTTCCAGTCTCTCATTTTCTCACGCCTCCTTTAAAGGTAACCGTTTCACCCGCTCGTACAGCTCTGTGCCTGTCCCATTACCGCCAAGCGCATGATATCCATTATACAGGTATTCCATATTTCGCATTTCTTCGTCTGTAATCCGGCCGTTGTGTATATGATACCGACACCCCTGGTACAGCCTGTCGTGAAGCAGGGCGAGCACGCCTTCCTTGAGTGCTTCCTGTTCCGCCCGGTCAGCCGCTTCCTCCCTCTGGCGCTCCTGTAATTTTTTTGCCACCAGCCGGAAACCGGCTCCGACGGCTGCACACAGCAGCCCGAAGCCGGCCTCCAGCCAGTATTTCATAATAAACTCTGCCACTGGTTTGTCCTTTCTGCCAATCCCCATAAAAATTTGATTTTTCTTATTTCACGTAAAATCTTACTGCTTATACCCTGATTTTTAACTGTTCCAGCTCTTCCCCCTTTTTCTCTTTTGCTTCTTTGAGCCTTGCAATTTCATATACAGCAGCATCCAGCTTTTTCTGCATCTCTTCTTCCCTGGATAATATTGTACTGACTCTTATTTCCACATCAGCTTCCAATGCATCTATGCGATTTATCGCTTTTGTAATCATATATTTATTCAGCGGAACCCACTCCAGATAATTTACATGATATACGTTCGTATCATGTATTACCTCAACCTCATCTTTTACTGCCTGAGATACACCATACAGATTACTGTCAGGTGAAAGACCGTATTTCAATAAGGCTGCCTCTACTTCCTGCGCTATAAATCCATAATGAACCTCTGCATCATCCAGAATATACCTGAAAGCTGATACGTTTACATCCATATACATTTTCTCATATGCTTCTGTAATCTCTGAAAAATCCTTTTTTAAGCGCCAGTCCGATCCTGACGTCGTGGCAAAATATGTGCTTGTATTATGCAGCCATACACGACTGCTTGTTGTAAATAACCTCAGGGGCGTACTTGCATTTCCAACTCCGACGCAATTCTCTGTGCCATTTAAATATGGACGTATCACCCAATGGTTGGTTGTTTGGCAACGTAATCCATAGTTCGTTGGTACGTTAATATTTCCTGTCATATTTCCTCCGCTCAATGGCAGTCTTGCATTGATTGCATTTACCATATCCCGTACGTTTGCATAGGCCATTGTGCTTCCATTCATATAGCGGAAATTAATATTGTTATTTTCATTGTAAATATATGGCGTTGCGCCTATCGGGCCGAGGAAAAAGCCGTTATTTGCAGCTACATATACGGTACTTAACCCATTGCTGGTACAGGTCACGCCATTTACCATCAGGCTTGCTTCTGCGTTCTCCCAAATCCGACTCGTATAATCTTTTGTCGAATTGTTAAAATGAAAGTCGATAAAAGGATATTGTGCACTTAATTCAATAGTTCCGGTATATATTTTGTATGCTTCAAAGCTGCTGCTGTGTTTAAGATAACCTGTGCCTACATCCCATTCCGTATTCCAGGTTATCCCATTTCCTGTCAACGATTGATTATACCCATACATACCTACTTTATCGCCAATGCCTCCGATATTCCACACATGGCCGGATGCGGTATTGATTCGCATCATCGGGTAATATTTACCCTCAAGTTGTTTCGTAGAGCTATAAATACAGTTTGTTGCTGTTTTTCCATTTATCCATAATCCTCCAATCGTTGAAATTTCCAGCCCTCTTTTTACTACTATAGAATTTGCAGTCAACAGTCCGCTCTCTATTTCAACATCGTTTATATCCAGCACTCCTGGACTTTTTTCCTGAATTTGACTAGAATACAGATCCAATTGTGAATAATTTGTATTCCGGAATTTGATACATGGAATAGATGGCGCGGAAATGTTAATATTCCCTTTCGTAGTAAGTCCCCTTTCTAAATGCATACTGCTGAAACAAGCGAATCTATCACTATGAACTTCTCCGCTGTCATCTATATAAAATGGAAAAGTTGTAACGCCATCTTTGGTTTCCTTTATACCAACGACTGCATGCGAATATTCGTCTGCAATCACACCGTCTTCTACTCTTGTTATAGATATCACAAAGGAAAAATCCACATCTACGTACATGCTCTCGGCATTAAATACCAATATCATCATCTGGTATGGTGCAGAACTTGCAGGTGTATTCAGAATAGTGCTCATCTTAACCGGCCATCCCTGCTTGTTATCTTCCAGTTCTTTAAGATCAGTTGTCCCTGTATTGGGCGAAGGAACGACATCCGTATCCCATTCCGTCTGAAATGTATCCTGATGACGCCAGGCAACATAAGCCTGTCCATCATTTTCCTTGCCCTCCCCCTGATAGTCTGTGTATACGGTGATTGTATATTTGCCCGGTTCTATGTTTGGAACGCCAACCCGCACGCGCCCGTGTCCGTCTTTTGTCGGTGTAATATAAATAGTATCATCCAACACATCTGCTGTACAATTTACAGGAGTTACCAACATATCCCCAAGCAGGGCAGCGCCTGGTGGTTGCAAAATAACAGTTCTCGTCCACGTTTTCTCCAGATGTCTCTCGTCGGCATAAAGACTTTTTAATCCAATGTTCCATCCGCCTATTTTACCTCTCGTTGCATTAATTTTTACACCTGAAATGCTTCCGGTTGCTGTAATCTCTTTTGAAAAAAGATCACGTGTGTTAATCTTACCGGCTGTAATGCTTCCTGCAGCTATATTTTCACCGGTAATTGTATTTGCTGCAATCCTGTCTCCTGTAATACTTCCTGCAAGAATGTGATTACCTGTGATTGTATTTCCTGCGATCCTGTCCCCTGTAATACTTCCTGCAACAATATCTGTCCCATTCAGATACTTCTGATATTTCTCGTTTTCAAGCTCCGTCATCGTTAGGCCGCTGCTCGCCACATTAATCTGATAGACAATTGAGTCTTCGCCGGTCACCATCAGGCGGTCTACTGATAACGTTCCCGCAGTTATTACATCCGCATTAATCCGCACGCCATTTAGCTGACCCGTTACATAACCATCTACAACGGTCATATCCGTCAACACGCCAGCCCTTACGAGCATCTCACCAACAGAAGCAATTTCCACATTGGCAAAATCAATACTGGCATAATTTGCTTCCAGGTATTCTGTAGTGACAGTGCCGGCGTTTATGTTATCTATCCGGGCATTGGCTGCAGCAATCTCCTGTGCAGTCAATGTTTTAAAATCAGCATAGTCGCCCCGAATAGAATGCACCGCTTCATCTATCACATTCAAATTTCCGATCGTAGCGTATTTAAGGTCTGCCTCGTCTGCTTTTAAATAGTTTGTCTTAATTTGCCCTATTGACAGACCTATTTCTCCCAATTCTCCCTGCATTGTAAAAATACTGCTATTAATTTCGGTTACAGTATTGCTGCCAGCTACTCCCTGTTCAAAATGTAAAATATCGGAAACATTAATTTTCCCCGTATAGCGTCCGTCTCCCGCCACTGTATAATTAATAACTTCCGCTGCAGCCTGATATTTTTGCTGAAGCTCTTCAAACGTCAAAACTGTATTTGCAATCTCACACGTATCAAGATCCGGAGCATCCGGATAATGGGTCAGCTTTTTAATTCGCTGACATTCCATAATTCCTGTTTCCCGGTCAACCAATTTTATTGTATCTCCCAGTGCATACGCAAACTCCGCATATTCCGGTCTCTGCGCCGCCAGATTTCGAACTTCTACCTGATAAGAAATCTCAGGTTTAGACAAATCTTCAAGCTTCATCTGAGCGTCTTCCTTTAAAGCCTCAGGATCTGTATAAGACTCATCCTTCCACAGATAGGTCAAAATTTTATTGGAATACTGAAAATTGTCCAGATAATTTTTCCCATCATTCACTGATTCGATCGTAAGCCCATTCTGTCCAACCGGTATAATCCGCGTATAATAATCATAGCTGTCGCTTTTTCTTTGAATCTTCTTTAAGTTCAATCCTTTCAGAAAATAAACGCCCCGGTCTTCTCCTCGTTTTCTAAAAAAAGATACTTTCTTATTCAGAGTATCAAATAGTGGTTCACATAAAAACGCTGTACAGAGATTTTGTATTACATCCAGAGACGACACCTGCACCATACCGGCGTTTCGCCTTTTTGTAACGTCACAGTAACCAATCGTCCATCCTGTTCCTGCAAGTACTGTCCTTGCCGCTTCTTCAATCGTAGTATCTGTTACTGAGAAGGTCTGCCACATTTCCTGCTTTAAATCTTCCAGATTTAAAATTGCAACAATCTGTGAAAAAGTCCCCGTTGCTGACGGTACTTCTTTGATTACATACTCATCGCCCTCCGTCTGTACATACATCTCATTTTCCAGACGATGATGATTCGCCAGATACGTAAAAGAGAGCGTCTTATCACCAGTGGCAACATCGCTCTCTATCCTGCAATCCTTATATTTCACAAGATGCCCTATGGCCTTGTGATTTTTATCAAAAAGTTTTAACATAGGGCACACCTCCTCTATTCTTCTAACATGAATGACAACGCAAGCAGCTCTGCCACACTGAGCAGATCATAACGTTCTATCTTTTCACATTGTTCAATTTCTTCCATCCCTGATTTTCTGATATCGATCTCCACTTCTGTTTCCAGAAGCTGTGTATATTCCTCAGAGAATGCCTTTTTATTCTCCTCCGACATTTTATATTCCTGCATTTTCTGACCGTTTATAACGCTCTCCGCCATAAGTACATTTCCGCTTTCATCCTTTTCTGCATACATTTCACAGAGTTTCTTTCTCTCCTTTTCCACTCTTTCGATCTCCTCCTGCATTCTTTCCAGGTTGCAGGAAATTGCGAATCCAAGTCTTGACGGAAACACCTTTTTTCCAAATCCGGCCAACTCTGTAAAGTGTCTGTTTACTTCTTTTAACGTCATTCTCATTTTCTTATTCTCCTCTTATTCCTGATTTTTTGCCTGCTACATAAAACGTGGACGCATTCTCACTGTAAGAATCATTTGATTATTATTTATGGTTATCCTGTTTTCACCGGGAAGCAGTGTCGGACGTTCCCAGATATCAAGCTCTGCTTTCAGCTCTCCTTCCTGAGTAAACAACCCGCTTTCCCCGTCCAACACAACTGTTTTTCCGGTTTTCAATTCACGAATTGTTACGGGAAGCGGCTGTAGTGTTCCCAGATCCCGGCAAATCCCCGTCAGGGTCACAGACGCAGCTCCGATTTTAGGTGTAATTTCTACAATTGCAGGTGTCAGAAGATTTCCTGTATTATTAATAACCATGCTTGTTTCTCCGTCTGCCAAAACAGAAAATGGATCCCCATTTTCCAAAACAGCAAATTCATAGCAGCCAAATTCCAGCGTTAATTTTGCCATACGGTTAAAATTAACCGAAGAAATTTTCATTGGATTTTCTTCCAGGCTGTAATTTTCCAGTACTCCATAAAATCTGTGTTCAAAATCATCAAGCTTCAATTCTGCCGGTTCTACCAGGCGTGACAAAATATCACTGCATCTTGCAAGTATTTCCTGTCTCCCACCTTCTCTTTTGATCATCAATATTACTTTTATCTTTTTGACACCAAGTTCATTTTTCAAAAATAGCGGTGACAAACTGCCGCCGCTCCAGTCACTGCTATTTGAAATTGCATGATAGCCGGGAGTTACATTCCACTGTCTTGCTCCGGCATTTAAAATATCCCAGTTATTAATCAGCATGTTTCTCCTCTCCTTTCTGAAATCAATACCGACCTCTGCTTTTTCTGACTGCTGCTGCCGCATTTTCCTGACTCATAATAGGCTGCAGCTCTCCTGCAACCACATCCGGATACATCACAACCTGCAGCCCTTTCATCTCATCCACCATCCCCCACATTCCATCCAGCATCTGCTGCATGACAGACAGAATCTCATGGTTGTCTATGTTTACAATGGTCTCCTGACGCGAATCATATTCTGTCAGTTGGTTCAGCCTTGCAATACCGGAAACATCCAGCTGCTCTACCTGAGCCTGCAAAGCTGCCTGCTGCAGGCTCCTGCCTGTTTCCTCTTCTACTGCACGTCTTATAGAATGTACCATCTGTCTGGACGCAGTGTCTATTTTGGTATAATCGGTCATACCGTCCAGAATCTGATTCAGTGTATTCTGTCCAATAACCATCCCCTCCTGCTGCAGTGCCCCAAGCTGTCCTGACACGTAATCTACCGCCCGTGTTGTGCTGTTGTATACTTCTACCGAATCAACAGCCTTTCCGATTCCGGCAATAAGTCCGGAAACCGTGTCTTCTCCAATGCTTCCCGCTTTATTGATCAGACTTCTAAGATCACCGGAAATTCCTGCATTCAATTCCTCCAATGCAGCCCGATAGTCTGCGTTCAATGCAGACAGCTCAGCCTGAGCCTCTGCCCGCAATTCACTAATCTGTTTATTTGTATCTGCAAGCAAAGGGGCGTTCTCTTTGAGGGCCTGCGACTGTGCCAAAGCACCCTTTTGTTCCCAAAGTCGATTGTATTCATCCAGCTGCTCTGCTGTCATCTGATTCAAAGAGTAAATGTTTGCAGCAGCATCAGGTCCCATTTCGCGCAGCTCCTCCATCAGTTCAGACGCAAGTCCCTTTCTTCCAAGCTCCTCCAACTGCTGTTGCCATAGTGCAAGCCCCGCTACCTGAGTCTTGAGATTATATAACAATGCGTCTGCCGTATATCCCTCTGCATCCCAGGCTTCAAAAAGATTCATCGAAGAAAGAATATCTTTTTTCCGGCTCTCAACAGCATCCCGATACGTATCCTGTAAATTTTTTACATCTTCCGTCAGACGCTCGTTGATATCCTGGCTGTTTTTCGCATAGTCCTCATCCAGATCCTTCCGTTCTTTATACCAGTCTTCCAGTGCATTCAAATATTTCTGATCTGCCTGAATTCTTTCATCGGTTCCCTGTTTAAACTGCTGCCGTGCAATATTCCAGTAATCAGCCTCCGCTTTGGCGGAAACTTTGTAATAAACTTTGTATTTATCCAAAATATCTTTCTGGACATTCTGATGCGTTTTTATTCGTTCCTGCGCAGCTCTGGCCTCTTCTTCCTTTATCTTTTCCTGCAAATCTTTTGTCCTTTTTGTCGCATCATACCAGGCCTGTGTACCCTTTTTCAGCTGCCCGGTTACTGCGCTCCAGTAACTCAGTTCCTGCGACAGCGACCAGTCATTGAGTATCTGCTGATTCGAAGCATATTTTTCAGCTGCTGAATATACTTCCGAATAATACGTTGCCGCACTTTTCTTTTTCTTCCCATCCTTTTCGGACACGCCGAAATTTGACTGTATCTTGGTTGCTGTTTTCGATGCTGCTTTCGTTGAAAAACCTGCACCTTTCAACTCTGCCGCAGCGGCTTTCTGTATTTTTGCCTCCGCTTTTTTTCTTGCTGCGCTTCCTTCTTTTGTATGTTTTACTACCTGCTGCCAGTACCAGCGCTCTTCTTCCAGCGAAACCTGGTGCGACCGTTTATACTTCGAAAGCCACTTCGTCCCCTCTGTATATATTTTATTTGACATCTTTGCAGCTTCTTTTCCCGCAAGTGCAGCCTTGTCCGAAATACCAAATGCAAATCCCTCTGATATCCTTGCGCCAACATCGTTTCGGAATACTTTTGACGGAGATGCAATCTTCAGAACTGCTTTTGCAGCAGCAAGTGCCATTGCTGCCATAGAAGCGGCCGCGGCAATAGCCCCGGACGCCCCCATACCAATGCCAAGAGCAACACCTCCTGCCATGCTCATACCAGCGCCAAGCCAGGAACCCAGATCAGAACCAGCTGCAGTAAGGGCACCGTTTACTACGCCTTTTACCTGCTCGATCACACCTGCGCCGCCACTTTCGATGCCATTACCGATCATTGATGTTATATCGCTTCCGGTCGTATCCATTCCCGATGCAGAACCATTAGACAAAATCAATGCAATCAGAGCCTTATACGCATCAATTGCTTCCTGTCCACCTCCAGCAATCCCTTCTGCCAGATTCGGCGGAACCTCAATACCAGCTTCCTGTGCAGCCTCCACCAGCCCATTAAATGTTCCCTGTAAACTTCCATTTAATTGCGCAATTGCTACTTCAGGAAGCAATACGCCAGAGCCTATCCCTTCTGTCAGTCCTTCCGGAATTGCAATTCCGCATTCCTTTGCAACACGAATTGCCTCTCGCAATGCACTTTCCGTATCTTCCGGCAGCTTCTGCCATCAAGAGGCAACCGAC